AAGCAATAGTGCTTTTTTCTTTTTTGGTTCTTCTGCACCTTCTTTATTTTCTTCACGATGCTTTTCATCTATTTCTTCGGCTGGTGCATTCTTATCTCTAATTCTAATATCGCCCTCAGTAATACCTAATCTTGAAACTAATTCATTAATTAATATAGTTGGGCTTACTGGTAGTTTTGTTTTGAAATCTATAATATAAACTTCACATGCACCGCTGTTGTAAAAATCCAATGGGGCACTTTGCATAATTGTTCTTTTTGGAGTTTCAATGTCATACGCTTCATATTTTCTTAGATGTGTTTCTAGTTTATCAAGCTGTTCATCATTCAATTCAACGATAGTTTTCATACGAAACTCGTATGTCTTTTGTGATTCCATAAGATATTGATGTAGTCTTTTCATGGCATAAATCCTCTTTTCTTTTATTTATTGTTTCTTGTCTAGAATTTCACGAATCAGATCAGAGCGAGATATTGCAATTCTTTCTACATTTCCCTCTATAGGAATAGCATCATCGCCACTGTCTCTACGTTCTTTTTTACGCCATTCAAACTTTTCTTGATCTTGGTCAAGTTTTGCTTTTTGTAATTGCAGTTGTATTGCTTTTAATTTTCTGTCCATTTTGCTTTGGCTTGCAGTAATTGCACTACCTAGCATTTTTGAAGCTGCATCAAATACTGGTGCTATATTTTTATCTTCAACATTTTGCCCAATATCAACCAACAATTCAAACACTTCCATTGCACGTTTAGACAGAGCATCCATTTCTGTATCTAATACTTCTAATCCTTTGACTGGACCTAGAGCTTGATCAATTTTATCTACTTCATGCAATACACCCGCAAGTTCGGTGAAATCATATGTATTAATATTATCTTTATTACCATTGACTTCTATTTCTAATGTTTCTGATAATTCAATATCATCTTCATTATCTTCATCATTACTAAGGTTAAAAAAATCTTCAAGTTTTTTTGTCATTTTTTCCAGACTTCCTATATATTTCTTTTTCAGTGACTACACGAAATCCGATTCCTTGTTGATCGCACCATTGTTTAGCCATTTTCCATTTTTCTTGGTTTATTATTCCCTGAACTACATCGCTTTTCTTTTTTGCATTTTCAAGTATCTGTGAACTAGGTTTTACTTCTAACATTTCTGCAACAGTAATTCCTTGTGCATTTTTGTAAACGACAAAAAAATCAGGAACATATGTAGTTATCTTTTTTGTAATAGGATGAACATAAGGAATGCGATGCGACTCACTTGCCCATCCCAAAATGCTAGAATTATTGTCAAAAAACTCCATTAGAGTTTTTTCCCATGAACTTCTAAAATATGGAACTTTGCTACCCAAATATTTTTTTGGGTTTTTTACTTCGTATTGACCTTGATAAAATTTAGGCATAGTTAGCGAGAGCCAGTATTATTAAATATTTCTACTCTTTCTGGCTGGAATGTTACTGTAAATTGAACAGGCTGACTATCGCCATAATCTAGCGTGTCTCCTGCTATATTTGTTATTAAACAATTTTTCATTATGTGAAACGAATTATATAAAGTTGGTCCAACTTTTTTAATTCTTATTTCTGGGATAAAATATCTATTTTGTAGAGAAGTTGTAGTCAATCCAATATTTCCACTAAAAGTGTCTGCTTCTACCGATACTTGTCTTGCTGAAGCATCGCTTATTATTCCAGTTCCTTGTCCGTTATTGTAATAATTTCTAGTATATGGTAAGACTATTTTTTGTAAAAAGTCGCTATCATATGTATCGTAAAAGACAACAGAACAAGTTCCATAATTCATTTTAGTTTGAACTACTCGTTTTATATTATATTGATTTACTATTTTTGTATCAAATGAAATATCGGGTATTGTTACTGATCTAACCCGTTCAAAGTCGATCATAGAAGGTTGATCTGCTAATTGTATTTGTAATAAGAAGTTAAATTTAAATCTAGGAACTTTAGCCATCACTTGATTAGTGCCAGTAGTTCCTAGATTTCCATATACTTTGTCTAAAAAGCCAATTCCCATTTCTTATTCCTTAATAAAAGGCCGTATACGACCTTTTATTATTTAGTTGCATAATTAAGGAGCATTTGGACGACTACCGCCATCACCAGTTGATTCTTGTTGATTGTATGCATTATTGAACTGATTAAAATTCTCACCAGACAAGTTATCAAGTTTATTGCTATGTGAGTGAAGTGCATTATCATATTTTAAAGTAACCGTAATTGTAACTGGTTCTGATGATGCATAATCATTGTTTCCATATGCTACGTTTTCAATATAACAACCTAATAATGTCCATGTATCCAATATATTTTCTGCTGAAATATTTCCTCCAATTGGGTTCATTCCATCAAGATTCTCAATTATTGTTTTAAATTTAAATGCTGCGGCTGAACGCTGAACGCTTTGAGTCGCCATATCTATTTGTCTAGAAAGTTGTTCTTCTATTTTTTTAACAGTTTGATTTGATACCGTGTCACGCATAACGATTTCAACTGTATTCCATGTATGTTTACCCGGAATATATACTCTTGAATTATACACTTCTAGTGTTACTGGGTCAAACGATAAAGTAGGGCGTGTAACACTAACCACGTTTCCAGTAATAAATCTATCTGAATCATATTGAAATGTAACCCTAAAACGATTTTGTAATTTCGGCATTAACAATGCCCCTGATCTATTATCGGTGGGAACACTCATATTAATTAAGTTTTGAACCGCCATTTTTTTCTCCTTTGGAATTCGCTTTCTTTTATTTATATTTTTTTTTTGAATTTTTACATATGCATAGATTTTTTATTTTCAAAGGTGTTGACATGGGCCGAATCGTAGGGTAAACAGTGGTCATCGGAAAAGAGGAAAGCCCATGATGTATGGCAACGTGTATATGAAATGCCCTGTGTCTGGTGATGTGTTTTGGTATGATTGTTGTAACCATAAAGACTATGTAAATCGTTATGGTTCTTTTGACTCTGGCCGATTCCTATGGGTTGCATCCGCAACTTAATCCTTCACACAACTGAAAGGTTAGAATGATGAACTTCGCAGAACTTTCCAAGATGGTCGCAGAAAGCAACGACATTGACTTTCTGAAAGATATGGGCGAAAAACTGAAAGTCGCCATCAAGGAAAAGATCAAACAAAACAAAGCAGAAGCCCGCCGCACTGGTCGGCCCCGTGGTCGTCCCTTTGTGTTTGACGACAAAATGCAAATCGTCAAGGCTCTTACCCAATTCACCGATGAAAGTGCAGAAAAGAAGCCTTCGCAGCGGCATGTGATGCAACTTGCGGAAAAGGGGTATCTCGAACCCTACGCTTCGCTGGCTGGTGCCAAGGGTCGCCCGATCAAGGCATATCGCCTTTCCAAGATGGGGAAGAAAATTCTGACGATTGCCAATCGGTCTGCAAAAAAGGCAGAAGAAACCAACGCAGATCACGAAACTGCATAACTCATAATAAAATATAGTCAGAGAGGGGGCATTGCCCCCTCTTTTTTGTGTAAGGTTCTGCAATCGAGTTGAAAATAGTTATTGACACTGTGTGATTCGTCTCGTATAACAGCTACACGGAAAGAGCAAGAACGCTCCCATACATAGAAAGGATACTGAAATGACTGATGTGAATGAAAATGTCGTCGATGCTGTCACTGACAATGTGATCGCGGAAATCGAAAAGAAAGCCAAGACCAAAGGCGGCAAGCCCGGTCGCAAGCCGATGCTTTCCGAAGAAAAAGAAATCATTCGGGTGCTGACTTCGATCTATATCAAGGATGCGGAAAACATTCCGTCGCGTCCCATCATGATCAAGCTGGTGGAAATGGGCTATCTGGCAACCCAAGACGTGAAATCCGGCAATCGTGGTCGCCCCGCAAAAGAATACTTCCTGACCACCGAAGGTCTGAACCTGATCGGTGAAGGTGTGGAAGAAGAAACCGCCTCGGAAGAAGCGGAATCGGAAGCGGAAACCGAAAATCGGGAACTCGTCACTGAATAAAATAAAAAAGGGGGGAAGAAATTCTCCCCTTTTTTATATTCTTTTTGCTGTGTCCCTAACTTTTTTAGATGGATCATCAATCCATTGTATTGCTTGCGGTTTTGACCTAACCGCAAGTTTTTTTACTTGCTCACTTGGATTTTCAATATATTTTATTGCATGTCCATTATTTTTTACTGCAAGTAATTT